AGATTACGCTAATTATATGAGTGATGCACAACGCACTGTAGGAAGAACTAATTATGATGATGCAATGGCCGAAGAAACAGCAAGACAAATAGCTGCGCCTCAAGTTGGTGTTAATCGATCAAATATAATAGGATCTGATACTTACGACCCACGGTTTGCACAAGCTTTAAATATTATAGGAAACCGTTTACCGGGTAATAAAAATTTAAGGTTTGGTGCTCAAAGAAGAGACGATATTATCAGAGACATTGGGGTAAATGAATTTAATAGAAAATATGGGCAAGGAATCCCTTCTTTAAACTTACCTAGCAAATTAGTTCCACAATATGATGGAGGAAAGTATTTTTCATTTGGTGAAAAAGCATTAATGGAACCAAAAGGTTTATTGTCACTTTTAATGCCGGGTGGTTTTATTAGACCTTTTTTAGAAAGTAATTTTATGCAAGGAATAAGAAAATTTTTACCATCAACAAAAGAAACGGTTACAAAAAATACTGCGCCTATTACAAATGTTTTTACAGACACTTTACCTTCTTTAAGTTACTCCCGCTCTACTTTACCGGAAAAAGGTATGTTTGGTGGAGAAACTGTAACAAACCCTGTTATAGCTCTTGCTTTTGGAATTATGCAGAATGAAAATATAAATGATTTTAGTGACGCTTACAGAAAGGCTCAAGTTGAATATTCTCGTAGAAGAGGTCGAGTTAATGAAATTGTTCAATAAAAGGAATAAATATGGATATAGATAAATTAAGACAAGAGCTAGAATACGATGAAGGTGTGGAATATAAAATTTATCACGATCATTTAGGTTATCCAACTTTCGGTATTGGTCATCTTGTTTTACAATCTGATCCTGAGTTTAGCTTACCTTTAGGATCGCCTGTATCTGAAGAAAGAGTAGCTGAATGTTTTAATCAGGATATAGAAACAACTATATCTGAATGTAAGATATTGTATGATAACTTTGACGAGCTACCAGAAGAAGTGCAAAGAATAATTGCAAACATGATGTTTAATATGGGCCGTCCCAGACTAAGTAAGTTTAAAAAGATGAAAGCAGCCGTAGATGAAAGTAACTGGTCTGAAGCCTCTGTGCAGATGGCCGATTCAAAATGGCACAAGGTAGACGTTCCAACAAGAGCACAGCGTTTAGTTAAAAGAATGGAAAATATATCAACTTAACCAGTTTTTAGTGTCTTCTTTTAAAACTTGGTCTGCAAGGTTAATTTTTTCTCGTAAGGCTTCTACAATCTTTTCATCTATAGTTCCGGGCGATATTAAATCTACATAAGTTACAGACTTTTTCTGACCTATTCTATGCGCCCTGTCTTCTGATTGTAATCTACTCTCTAAATCATAACTATTGCTATAGTATATAACGGTTGAGGCTTGGTTTAAAGTTATGCCATAACCCCCTGTCTTTGGTTGACCTATAAAAAACCTTAACGAATCATTGGGGTCTTCAAACCGTCTTACTATCTCTTGCCTGTCTTCTTGTTTCGTTTGTCCAAAATAAGTTTCTACTGTGTCTTTTCCATACTCTTCAATTAATTTATTTTTAATTTCACCAATGCCATAAACATAATTACACCATATAATTACTTTACCGCTAGTTTCCTGAATTATGTTCATAAGCTCATCTAATCTATGACTATCCAACACTTCTAAACGGCCCTCGTCACTTTCTAAATAACCACAACAAATCTGTTGTAATCGCATCAACTGCGTCAAAATACTGGTAGTTGTTGCCAGTTCTCCTTGAGCAAGCCGAGCTAGTGCGAATCGCCGCATTTCCTCATAAATTGTCTTTTGTTGATGTGTTAAAGGTACATTTCTTTTAATGTAAATCTTATCAGGTAAATCCAAACAATCTTTTTTTAATGTTCTAGCTGAAAAGGTCAATAACTTTTCATTTAACTCGTCTAATCGTCTATACCCTACAATATCATTAAAGCTACGAGCACCAAATGTTTTACGTTGCACCACGGCATATCTGTTTTGAAAAGCAAAATAACTTTCTTGACCTAACGCTTTAGTGTCTAAAAATTTACATTGTGAAAACAAATCCATCGGCGATTTAGTTACAGGCGAGCCCGTTAATATTCTTTTATACTTTGCATATTGACCTAGCTGTAAAAGGTTTTTAGTTCTAACAGCTTGTCTGTTTTTAATAGTAGTGCTTTCGTCAACAACCATAATATTGTCAGGATTTTTCTTTAAAAAATAATACGCCGCTTTTTTACCTCGTTCTGTGCTAAACGCTTCAACATTAACAAGAAAAAACTTTATACCCGGCAGTGTTTCAAAAACCAATTTACTCATAGAATCTTGAAATGCTTTAGCTTTAGTGGGTTTCCAACTAACAATATACCGTTCATATTCATCAGGTAAATGATTCGGTATTTCTTGTTTCGCCCAGTTATCATAAACGCCCTTTGGTGCAATAATTAAAGCCGAATCAATTTTGTCCTCTAATTTTAATTTACCTATCGTATCTATAATAACTTTTGACTTACCTAAACCCATTTCCATAAACAAGGCGTAGTATATACGATCCCAGCTTTCATCAAATATTTCCTGTTGGTGCTTAAACGGTTTTGTTTTGTAAATATACATTTTTTAATCCTTTATGCTTGACATATATTATATAACCCATATATTCTTATATGCAAGACAATAATAAAGTCTTTTAATCACGAACAACGGAGAATGACAAATGAGTGATTTATTACAACAGGTAGAAGCTGACTCTATGAGTGCAGATTCTATTAGCGATTTAAGCACCGACAAATTAAAGAGCGTTGCTGACATTGCACATAAGATAGCCTTAAAAGAAGACGAGGTATCGCAACTTGAAGAAAAACTAAAGTTTGCGAAAAAAGAACTTCTTACCTTAACTGATGAGGATATGCCTTTGTTAATGGAAGAAATTAACTTAGAGAGTTTTACTTTATCAGACGGCTCTAAAATAGAAATTGTTCCTACTTATGGTGGTAATATTAAAGTTGCCGACAGACCAGAAGCGCATGATTGGTTACGTCATAATAATTTTGGCGATTTAATAAAATCATCTGTGGCGGCTGAGTTTGGTATGGGCGAGGATAACATGGCACATGATTTTTATGAAGCGGCTAGAGCACGAGGCTTTCATGTAGATAAGAAAGAAATTGTTCATAGTAGCACTCTGAAATCATGGATAAGAGAACAAACTGAATCCGGCCAAGAAATACCGCCAGTGTTTGGCGCGTGGACAGGCCGTAGAGCTAAAATTATGAAAGGAAAATAAATGGCTGAAGTAGTAAAAAAAGAAGCAACACAAGTTGCTGTGCTTGACCAAAGTATGTTAGAGGCAGACTCTGGTCTTGGTAATAAAGAAGTAAATCAAGACACTTTAAGTATTCCGTTTTTGAAAACTAATCTTTCAAAACAAATACTTGAAGCTAATCGTGGCGCTGTATCAGGCGATATGTATAATACGGTAACGGGTGAGATATACGATAGAGATAAAGGAATCAAGGTTGTCCCTTGCGTATTCCAAAGGCGCTTTATTCAATGGTCTCCACTTGGCGATGAGCAAAGCGCTCCTATCGCAATCTATGCCACGAAAGAAGAGTGTCCTGAGACACAGAGAAGTAAGGAAGATAATAAAGAATATCTGACTGACGGATCTGGTCATTACATTGAGGATACCCATCAACATTATTGTTTAATTGTAAAGACAGACGATAAGGGTAACTTTAATGGTGCTACAGATGCTGTTATGATTGCTATGAAAAGCACCTCACTTAAAGCAAGTCGTAAATGGAATAGTATTATTTCCACAAGACGTAAGCAGAAAGCTGACGGTTCTATGTTTATACCACCTAGATTTTTATTTACATATAGTCTTGGGACTTACATGGAAAGTGGACGTAAAGGTGACTATTTTGTTTGGGACATGAAACTATCAGACGAGGTTTCAAATATTGCTCTTTATAATGAGGCCAAAGCTTTTGCTTTGTCTGTTGAGCAAAACAATGTCAATGTGAAGTATGAACAGGAGCCTTCAAAGGGTCCTGATAAAGCTTCTATGGCGCAAAAAACAACGCCAGAGGAAAAGACTGCTGACGTTAACCAAGACGAAATGCCCTTCTAATGTGGGAAGCTTTTAGTTCAATATTTGATGGGCTAGAAGAAGCTTTTGGTACCTATAAGATAGATAAGACCCAGACTAATGGCAAAAAG